ATCCTTTAAGTAGTCCCACGATCTGAAAAAAAAATAAAAATAATAATTTCATATTATTATTTTTATCTTATGGTTCCTGTGTTTGGTTCAATTGCTTTTAAATTTTAAAAAAATACATGCTTGTCTCCCGTTCATAGGGTCTGTTTATAGCAAGCGGTATTTTTCAATATTCTGTTTATTTATTTTAATGAGGCGTAAATGAGGCGTAAAAAAAATTTAGATGGACACGACCCACGTCTGTGACCCGTTCAAATCGAGTGTCATAGCCAGGGTATATTGAGCATGTACGAGCAAGGTAGACGCAACGGTGGCGGAATTCAGAGTCCCAACCAACTGCACGACACTGCCTAAGGTAGAAACGCCACTATAGAGACTTTCAGGGTCAGAATGCGGTCGCATGCTTTCAGTATCTAGCATATACATTGCCTTGCCTGTATTAGCGTCATAGTCTTCACCATCGGTGGTCTCTGGCCCTCCAGATGGGTTAGCCATCAAAAATCGGGCGGTATATGTGTTGACTGAACTCGTAGTATCGATAAAGTAAGGATTGAGACTAGACTGATGATTAAAATCAGCGAGGGAACGACTGGCGACACCAATCTCGGCAAAGGTTTCGGACATATCCGCCCCAACTTGAATCCTTTTCGCAGGATGCTCGGAACCATTTATAGAGATTGCAAATTCTGCGACATCACCAGACGCACGGTTTCCCACGGAAACAGTGGCGGCGGTAGTCAATGTGGGGTAAAATCCAAAACACACCCTGTCGAGAGAACTGAACGAGAATCCTAAGTTTTTCGCCAGAACATTGTCGCCTGAGGCGACGTTATGTTCGGAACATCGGATGTCTGATGTGATTATTTCAAATCTTCCCCCAGTATTGGCAATCACAAGGGCGTTAGCCTCTGCACTCAGTTTAACGAACGACCCAATGAATTCAACTGGGTTCATAACAATTTCGCTATCGGTCGCACCCCCAACAGTCCCTTTTGCGGCACTTGCAAAAGTAATACGAATAGACAGAGTCGACCGCCCCATACAAGGGATGTATTTATTGCAAAACAACGGACACAGAACTAACGGTAGACAATAGGTGGCCTTTCCGCCCGCCGTAATTTTTACCATCTCGTCATAATTGAAAGAGGTACCAGCAAGCCCACGTCCAAAATTGTCCTTCCAATTGCTCCCAACTTCGGAGTCAAGATACGAATGAACGACCGCTCCGTAGTTCGAAATACTACTGATTGTGGCCCCATCAGCCATAATCTCTAATTTATCCAAGAGAGCATAAGCACTTTCCAGAAGGATTGCCGAACTATCGCCATTGTTTATAGTCAGTTTCAGATATGAATTTTGGAAGTCTAGGTAGGAAGCCATTTGGTTTCCGCCTATGTCGATTCTTGCGGTTTGTCCACATGAAAAAGTCACGCCATTGCTACATGGGATGATTTGCCTCTGTTGTCGGGAGGAAACCGCCCGTTGCTTTTTGCTCAAATAGTTTAGTCGCTCGCTTGCAATTTCACTCATTGTTATATATAACTCTATAAGATTTTTTATATATAATTAGTAAAATTCCAATTTATCCCAATTCACACGCTTAGACATATTCTTATTTTTTTTTCTCGCCATTGCCAATATATCGGACTTGTTATGTTTTTTCATCAATTCACCTATCGTCGTCGGGGTTGATTTATTGATGCGTTTCAAAGGACGGCACGCCTTGGTGTCGCTGGTTTGTGACCCACACGAGACGACCTTGCCACTTTTCACAAAAGGCAAAACCATTATCCATTGTTCTAAATACCATTGGGTAGTCCCACCCGTCTTTGATTTAGACCCGTAATATTTCCCGCCTCTTTCCTTGTACTCTTTAACAATCCACGACGAGGCATAAAGGGACGGGTAACGTTTAAAACGTTTCTTCGCATCCTCCTTTACTTTGTTATATAAGGTTGTATTTGTCGGAACATTCATTATATATATTTCTATATTAATTTTATTTTAAGGTGGCCGTAAACTGATTATGATAGTTGGCGGTGGTTTCTGCTTCGTTATAATAGGAAAATTCAAGTGTAATACCTCCAGCCAAAATAATACCTTCAAGTTGGTCGGTCTCCCGTAGAAAATTCAACGATATTTTATCTGGTCTGGCAGTGGTTAGCAAATCGATACCGCCGTATATGTAAAAGGCATTATTGACATCGCTTGTCAACTGACCATGACCTATGATATAACGTTGGTTTTTATTATAAGTATTTAAACCCCCATTGCCATAATCTACCAATAATCCCGCCGCAATAGATACGGGCGTTATGCTACCTGCGACGATTGCAACGGTGCATATCTGCGACCGTTGATTTGTATAATAACCGCTCGGAATATTCCACGTATATTTCCCGTCCAATGCATTTACATCGGCTTCTTCTAAAAAAAGGGTGACGTAATCTTTGATGTCGAGTTTGCTGTGCATTGTATATATGTATTACTATATAAAAAATTTTAAATGTTTAACGCCTGTGACCATGACTGGTTGTGTGTGCTGGTGCTGGGGATGATTCGAATCGTACAATGTTGGTGGATTGTGATGCGGGTTGGGCTGGTTGTTCAAAAGGTGTTTGTTTAGAATGCTTTTTACCTGCACGTTGCAGTCCTTTCACGCCATCCTCGATATCAGTGATTCCCCTGTGAACAGTGTCGCCATAATGTGAAATGCGGGACGCACCTTTTGCAACACCAATTAGAGGGACGGCGAGTTCTGGAAGTCCTACGGAGGAAGCCACTGTAGCACCAACCGTCGCCAAATCAGAAATGGGTCTTCCCAGTTTTGCGGCGTGATGGGATGCCCGTTTGGCTCCCATGTAAACAGAATGTCCCGCTTTTTTACCAAAGTGATAAGCGGATGATGCTTTTTTTCCAAATGTTTTAAAAACTCCCATTATATATAAATAACTATATAAATTTATTTTTTCTTTTTTGCTTTTACATTTTCGGGTTCTTCTGGCTTATCTGTAGTGTGTTCTTCGTCAAGTAAATTATCCAAAACTATTGTCGGTAAACGCTTTTTACTAAAATGACATGTGATTGATATCGACCAGTCGATGCCGTTCATGTCAAGCGGGTTTATGTCGTCGTCTGTTAGCGATACATTAAAGTGGGATATATGGCGATCTTGTATCATGAAAAATTGATTTTCAGTTTGTTGGAATTCTATATATTCCCCAAAACTACAGCACACGTCCACCTTACTTAGAACGCCGTTAAGGTCACCACCCGCACGACTGTCGAGGGACTCTATAGATAAATTATTAAGCATTACATATATGGATTGTGTGCCAGATAAATTGCACATTTTAGGACATGTAAATGAAAATCCTGCGGGGGTGGGTATTGACGTTTGGGGAAGTCCCAATTCTTTGTTTAGTTTTGTTTCTTGTATTTGTAAAGTTTGCGTCAAACTACTAAACACAAACTTATACGCACTGGTATCAAATGACATTTGAATATCGTTGCCGTCCAATAATAAGGCGGTATTGACAGCCTTTACCAGCGTTTCCGTATTATAATTTTTAGGCGGTAAAAGTATTGTGGTTGTGCCATTTATGCTTCCACTGATTTTTAAGTTGTTGTTACTGCTGGTAACGTTATAGAATGACACGGGTATTTGACATGCCGTTAGCCCTACCAAGATATGAGTATCTGGCGGGGCTTGTATGACATTCTCGAGGAAAAAACTGCAGTTGCTATTCTCAGTCCCGTTGTGTTTAACATTGGCTTTGACTGAGTCTAAATAAATGTTTATACTGCCAAGGTGGGTGTCGTTCAAACTATGAGTCGGCATTTTATTATTAGTCTATATATTTATTTAAAAAGGTTCGGCGTGATTATGGAAGTTTGGATGGGTCAAACTATACGGCATTGTGGGTTGAAAAAATGGGTTACTATTCGTTATAATGGGTCTTGTTTGTGTCACAAGTCCGTCGCCAGTGCGTAACACTACGGGGTCGGTGACATGTCGTTTTACATATTCAAGGTCTATTTTTCGGTCGGCTAAAAACTGCTGTCCATCGTATGACGCACGTGGGTCAATAGGGCGAGGAGCGACTGCGACGGCGACTAGTTTGTTTTGTTGGTTCTCTCCGTTGACTGGTTGTTGCATTGGTATATATATACTTCCACAATTTTTTTATTTTAGATGTTTTACTTTTGATTTTCAATTTAAATTTACATTTAATTGTAAACATTATATTTAGGATATATTTTTATTAAAAGTCGTCATCGTCACAGTTGAACGTGTGGTCTTTTTCTGCAAGACTGTAGGAGGTGACACGCTTTTCAAAAAAGTTGGTTTTTGATTCTAGGCTTATAGACTCCATGAAAGGGTAAGGATTGGGTGTGCCGTACAATTTGTCATACCCAAGTTGAACCAACCAAAAGTCGCACACAAATTCTATATACTCGCACATGGACGCACTGTTCATCCCCATCAATGAAACTGGCACGGCATCGCAGATAAACGCCTTTTCTATCTGGCACCCTCGTCGGTACATGGCATGGATTTCTTTTTGTGACAAAGGGTGTTTTAATTTCTTGTACAACAATACCGCCATCTCGCAATGCATTCCCTCGTCTCGTGAAATAAATTCATTAGATGTAATTAAGCCTGACATACGCCCGCCTTTTGATTTAAGCCAGAAGATCGCAGCAAAAGATGACGAAAAGAAAACACCTTCGCATATGGCAAAAGCAATAAGTCTATATTTAAACTGACAATCGCAGTGCATATATTTAAAACAAAAATCGGCTTTTTGCTTTATCGTGTCAATCTCGCTTATGGCGTGCATAAGTCTGCGTTGTTCTTCTTTTTTCGGGATTATGGTTTGTAGCAAAATTGAATAAGTCTCGCTATGAATGTCTTCCATCGCCATTTGCCAATGGTAACATGTAAGGATTATCGGGACTTCAATGTCTTCACAAAAACGGGTGCTTATATTTTCATTCACGATTAAATCACTGCCCGCAAAGAACGCCACCACGTACGATATAAACCGCTGTTCCCCTTCGCTCATCGCCTCAAATGCTTTGGCATCATCACCAAAATCAACCTCGGGAGGTGTCCAAAAGCACGACTGTTGTTTTTTATAAAGTTGGTAGATGTCGTCATATTCTTGTAGTCCTGCCGTGAAAACGTATTTATCTTCTTTCAAGGGTTGCAACAGCGGTTCACGTTCGTCCATTGGATTCATGATATTGTATAATTACTAAAGATTTTTATACTATATCTTCCGCCCGTCGTTCGATGGTCTGCGTTTGGGGGATTTCCAAATCATGGCTAGAATCGCCACGGCTTACCGTCCTCAATTGGATATGCTCGTCACAACATGACGACGTTGATGCTATCCGCATGCGGTATACCTTGTACGCCAAGACCATTAAAAAAGCACTGCCTGCCCCCTGTATGGAGTATTGTGATATCTCACTAAATTCCATTATATCTTATGGATGATAAAAAAATCCTTGTAAGTCCTATATTTCTTCCCATTCGTTCGTGGTTTGAAATCGTTATAAGTTATCTTGCCTTTCGTGAATTCTATTATATCTTTTTGATAACAGAAGATGCGGTTAAATATTATCTCGCCCTCGGTGTCTACAATGGACAATTTATACATTATATATTAGAATTACTTTTTATTTTTATCTTTGTTTTTTTACGGTTTTTGTTTTTGTTTTTGTCTTATATAATTTTTTGGCAGGTGTAAAAAACTTAATTTTTGATTTACCGGACCCGTGGGTTGTTATTTTTTTTGTAATAGATTCCGCCGTCATGCCTGTCTTTTGTGCCATTATTTTTATTTCGTCGACCCATTCCTTATTTTTTTTATACACAGGCTCCCATATTTTAGAATCTTTCGCCGAACCCGCGACGTAACTTTTGGCTATAAACGCCTCCACCTCTGCCTGTATAGTGTCGGGTAATCCGTGAGTTTTTTTGCCTGTCCCCCTCACCTGTTTGCCTCCTGGGGTATGTCTCACGTCCCCGGACTTGGACGTGACAAAAGCACCCGTGACGGTTGGCGGCTTTTCCCCACCCACCGACATCGAGGTTCCCGCTGGTTGAGTCTCTCTTTCTACTCTTTCCGCATCAGGGTCAACCGACGAGTCCCCGCCTTTGTCCTTCACTGGCTCGGAGGAGGAACCCACAAGAGACTGGAGCGGGACTTCGGGTCGTTCCGTCATCAGTCTCAAACGGTCGCCCTGTTGATTCATCTGTCCTTGGAGTGCGAGTATGTTCTCGCCCTGTTGATATTGTTCCGCCGTGACTCCCGTGATGGATTTATTTAACATTAGCATTGATTGTTGTGTCTCCTCTACTTGTTTCATTTGGTCGTCTTGTTCTTTGCTTATTGTCCCAATGCCTTTCAACGCCATGGCTAACGCTCTTTGGGTTTCGTCATTTTGTGTTATTCCCATGTTTACTGATGCCCCAACGTCCGCCACACGTCGTTGTCCCTCTTGCACTGACCTCTCCATCTCTGCCATGCGTTCCAATTGTCTTTCCTCGTTTTCCCGCAAAGATTGGGCAACCAGTCCTAAAGCGTTTCGTGTTTCCTCGGCTTGTACGATGCTTTGGTTTTGTCGTTCTGCGATGTCTATATCTCTTTGTTGTTGTTGCTGTTGTTGTTGCTGTTGCTGTTGTTGCTGTTGTTGTTGTTGTTGCTGTTGTTGTTCTTCTTGTTGTCGTTGTTGTTGCTGTTGTTGTTCTTCTTGTTGTCGTTGTGCTTCTGCGAGTCCTCCTTGTAATCCCAAAATATCATCGGCTATGGTATTATATCCTTGAGTCATTGCCCATCGTGTGTCTAAAGCATCTTGAGCCAAGGCTTCCCGAAGTCCTTGCTGTCCTTCTGTTAGTGCCTGTCGTGTTTGTTGCACTTCTTGTGTAAAAAGTTGGTGTATATTGGCTAAGTCTTCTTGTTGTCGTTGTGCGTTTTCCCTGAGTTGTTCTTCCACAAATCGGCGTTGTGTCTCATCTCGTGTTAGTTGTTGGTTTTGACTGTTTAAAGTCTGCGTGCCTAATCCCTCCACCCTTTGTCGTAGGTTATTAAAATTACCCGTAAGGTCTCGCAAGTCCTGACCCTGTTGCATCGCCGTCGAACGAATACCAAAAACGTTTTGCATAACGTTGGCGTTCATTTCGCCCTGCATGGATTTATAAGTTAAATTGCCCCTGCCTCTTTGACCTCGCAGACTACTCGTCGGGGCTGTAAACCCTCTGGCGGTATTTGATTTTTTTGCCTTCGTACCTCCTCCAGACTTACCAATGTTAATATTAATAACGTTTGAAATTTTAGAATTTAGACTGTTTGAAATTTTAGATTTATCCTTCTTCTTCTGTTTCTTCTTGTCTTTTTTGGTCTTCTTTTTCTTCGTCATTTTGGCGATGGGCTTTTTGTCTTGTTCGGATTTTGACATTATATATAATCATTATATATTTTAATCTAAAATAATCTCTTCAAAGTTTTTGAAAAAGCGATAGCACGACGATTTTTTTAAGGTCTGATCTATCATAAGATGGTTGTACCTTCCATTAAAAATAAAGTTGAACAAGTCCAAAGAATCCCGCTTGTGTATCGGTAACAGTTCCCCGCATATGGCTTCCTGTTCTTGCATGGTTTTCGGTCTAAACAAAAAAATGACATTGGCGTTGTTTCTTATCTGTGTTGGTAGTTGGCGGTATGATTGGACTAATATGATACATGTTAAATTTTTATGCCGTCTGTTCTGTAAAGTCTTTGTAAGTAGGGTCTCGTTATGCCTGTTTTGGCGTAGGGCGGCGGCTACATCATCCAATATCAAAAGGTTAAATTTGGTTTCGCCGTCTTGCTCACCTTCTGCCATGGATGCGTCCAAATGCTCGTCCAAATCTTCCATGCACTCATGAAAGTCGTCATATTTTTGCGATTTCGGTATTTTAAACACATCTTGCTTTAAGGTTGCAAGACTGGGCGATGTTAAAATAATTTTGTGGAAACATTTGCGAAACGATTGCTTATATCCATTGGTGCTTCCTGTCTTGGATATAAGGTTGGTCATCAACGAAGTTTTTCCACTGCCACTACTACCAATGATTAAAATAAGGCTTCCATTGACTATTATATCCAATGGGGGGACGATATTTTTGCATAAGGTGTGGTCTGTGTCCATCGGCACGGCTCCGTATGATATGTTTTTGTTTGGTATTGTCTTATACATCTTATATATATATCATAATATTTTATTCATCATCTAAATATGAGAGTAGGGAGATATGGTTGTTGTCGTGGTTGTGGTTGTGGCGTGGGTGTTCGTGGCGGTGGTTCGTCGCTGTCGCTGTCGCTCTCGCTCTCGCTACTACTGCTAACATATACCTTTTTGGGTTTCCGTTTTGGTTTTGCCTTCTTCTTCTTTTTCTTGCTTACGTACACGACTTCGGGTTCGTCCTCACTGCTGTCACTGCTGTCGGATTCAACAACGACTACCTTTTTTTTAGGCTTCTTCTTGGTCTGTTTGGCTTCTTTAGCCTCTCCTTCAAGCCTTTCAAGTTTGGATTTAGCCATGGCCAAAGCCATATTTTTCCTGCTCTTTTCACGCCCTCGGGCAAGTGCTTCCCGTTGTTTGTCAGTCAATGGAGGACGGCCTTTTTTCTTTGCGGGTTTTTGGATTGATTCGGGTTCGGGTTCTGGTTCGTTGGTGTCTTCATTTTCTTCGTGTGTTTGTGGGGGTTCTTCGGTATCTGTCATTATAATATATGGTAATATTATTTTTATATTATTTTTCAACCGCTTGAAAAATAATCAAAACAAAACTTAAATAAAAATCTATAGATATATATATATGGAAAATCAACTTATCGAAGACAACGAGGATGACAGCGTCGAAATATGGACACCGTTGTCAGTTGATGATTTGGCAATGTTTGGGACTAGTGACGATTCTAGGGATAATACAAATTGGGATGCCCTCGACTATACATCCCGTGATATCAATTGGTATAGGGAACGGTTCGGGGGGTTCGGTGATGACATTTTGGAAATTCTGGCACAGTGTGACGGCACAAGCCTCGTAAAAGACAAGAATGGCAAAAACCACTATGAAAGGGCGGAGGAACTTGCGGAGGAACTTGCGGATGAATTAAAAAAACGGTTGACGGTTAAATTTGATTGATTCCAAATTTTGATATGTGCATAATCATATAATAGCATAAATTATGCTTCTTAAATATAAGTTGGCGTAGGACACACTTATGTACATTTTGTCGACGGATTAAAAACCATTGACGGCTCCAATATTCCAAAGTACTACCGTGGTACGATTCGTATATGGACGGTGGTATATTCATTGTGTTGCCCATATCTAGTACCATTTTATAAACCCTTGCTTTCTCGGTTGATACCATTTTAATATATATTATATAAGTATATTATAATGAGTAAAAATTTACGTGGGTTCGCTTCTGGCTCGTCTATCAAGATTGATTTACTCGACATTGATGCTAATTCTGTGACGGCTACTACTGGCACTTTTACGGACATAATTGCGACCAACTATTCGATAAATAACGTTGCTATAAACAATCTTATTGTGAGTGGTGTGGTTCGCCTAACGGGTATTGTAGACGCACCCGTGACATTACTTCCCGAATATGAGATTTTATTCAAAGACCCTTATAATAACTTGGTTTATAAATTCTCCAGTCTGGTTTTTAACACTACTTCAGGCACTTTGAAAAGTCCAGACATCATAACGGCTACGATGACAGTCGGGGACATAACTTTGACTGGCATCCTTACTTTGCTGGGTTCCATCGATTCCCTTCGCGTCCAATCACTTGCGTCCGTAGCAAGCAATAGCGTACATCCCTTAGTTTTATGGAATTCAACAACGAAAGATATATCACAGGATAACACAAAACTTTATTATGACACTACAACGGACACCTTATACACTCCTAAAATAAGCGTCACAGACTTCAATATCGTCCCCGTGACGCGTTCGGATAATGTGCAGTACCCACTCGTGTTTTATGATGACAACACGGATAATCTGGCCACCGACTCCCAACCAAGTAATATACAATATAACCCAAGCACCAACCGTTTAACGTTACAGGAATGTAAAGTTGCTGGTGAAGTCATATGTGATGTATTGACAATAACAACAGAAATTGTAGCAGATGCAGAATCTCAAGTTAAGTTTTTTATAGAAGATGGTTTTGTTTTCCAAATACGGGACACGACAGAGATAGAAGGGTTTTATTTTTTAAGCGGTGTCACGGAATGGATGCGAATAGCAGTAGGCGAAACAAGAATCGCCACAGATGTTGAAATAGCAGGCGACGCAACTTTAGAAAGCAGTCTGACCGTCGAGTCGGGGACATTTCTGGGTAGTAGTTTGCACGTGGATGCCCTTGACCCCGTCGTGGCCAATACATCCTATGCGGTTTTATTGTGGGACATTACAAGCGGGGATGGCAATCGGTCTGTTACATATGATTTTACGAATTTTTATTATGACACTTCCACGGACACGCTCCATGTCCCAAATATCTCCGCAACTATACCAGATTTACAAATCACCCCCGTGACTCGTTCGGATGATGTGGATCATAAAGTCGTGTTTTTTGATGACAATACGGATGACCTAGCCGTCGATAGTGTTTCCAATGCTTTTACGTTTAATCCGTCGAGCAATAAATTGAAGACTATTTATGTGGATATTGTACATGATTTGGCAGTGGGTCGAGACACATTTTTGGAAGGTCGCCTGTATGTGAACAACCTGAGTCCCGTGCTATCAGGGGAGCAATATCCGCTTGTATTATATCACATAAATGCAAGTAGCGGGAGTAGGGATATCGCAGATGATTTTCAAAAATTATATTATGACACTACAACCAACACGCTAAATGCCCCAAATATATCCATAACGGATGCCACCATGACGGGAAATTTTATATGCAATGGGACTGCGACGTTTGGAGACGAATGCACCATCACCAGTTCTAAGAATTTAAGGTTCATAGAGGCATCCGCCACGGCGGCGGGTGATAAAGGTATAATTTACTCACAGGATATAGGGAGAGTAATATTTCGGCGGTCATCCTCATTAGACCCAGTTGTCCAATTAGTTAACGAGATTGCAAGAACCAGCGGTATCGTCGGTTCATTTCAAATTCAACTATCCGCAGTTGATGTGGACTTTAACACGGTATCAACTGGGTCTATCCGCAACAGAGTAGACGGCAACATCAGAACAACGCTAACTAATACAGATTTTACGGTTTCAACTGACATGGAGATAACGGGCGATACCACCATTAAAGCAGTCAATGCCATAGTAACGCCACAAAATACCAACTGTATGCTACTGTACCTAGAGGGAGGCGGGTTAACAGGAAGGATATCTGGTAATGGATGCTACTACAATCCAAGCGGCGATGTGTTGTTCGCCAACCGTTTACAAGGGTCTATACATTCCCGCAGCCCGCTTTTTATAATTCTAAATTCGGCAGTGGGTAATGCTACTATCCAACACGCAACCCACACCGACACCCAAGTTTATTTAAGATACGACCAAGCAAATGGGCATCTTTTTAGAATCGGTTCTTCGCCCAGTCTGTTAATAACAAATAGCCTATCTACTTGTTATACCCCGTTTAGATGTGATGGCGATTGTACTATTGAATATAAGCCCGCATTGGCATCCGAAAACCGAGATATGAGGGTTGTGGTCAGTGATGTAGACGCAACGGATAAGACGATAAAACAGCATAATCAGTTTACATTTAATCCGTCCACGACATTGCTATCAGTTCCAAACATAGATGTTACAAACAACATGACAGTTGGTGCATTAACGTTAAATTCCGTACCAACCGTCCCATCTACCTCAAATACGGATATATTGCTTTTGGATTCAGCAACCAACCAAATATCAAAATCTGGGCTAACCTTTAACGCAAGTGGTGGTGTTTTGTCAACGGCCAACATCACTTTGGCGGGGGCTTTATCGGCGGCATTTGTCAACACAGCCGGTGATGCCACTATAGGCGGTGATTTGGGTGTTGCAAACAACATGACAGTTAGCGGGACTTTTACATGCGGTAACATAAACTTTACCAATTTAGATTCTACAAATACCGCCTCTAAAATAACAGTACAAAAACCGATACATTATGGGGCGGGGGCGTTTGCACAACCCCTAAATTATACAATTAAAATAGGCACCACTGACTTAATTAGGACGATAGACACGGCAGGTACGGGTTTAAATAGTGGTAAATATGGGAACGGCGTGACGCTGTCAATTTTGCGGTCAGGTGTAAAAACAACATCTTATGGTCAAAACTCTGAAATTATTTCATGGAACCCCTACATTGACGCAACCAACACCGCAACAAATTTCACACTAGGAGGGCTTCCGGGACTATGGGATATTAAGATGACTTGTAAATATACCTCCGCCCAAGCGGGCAATAACAATCGGGTAAACCCTATCGTCAGGGCGGTATTAAACAACACTACAGCCATCGACGGGGGTGACCAAAGTTCTTATATTCGTCACCAATACGGGCGGGTAGGGTGTATTGTTTGGCATAATAAAATATACCTCAATACAGGCGATAGCATCCGATTTGATACTTATGTGAATTATTTTACGACGTTAAATTATACAAGTATTATGTCCTCTACCGACTTTGATTTATCCGACTTTCTTTTTATTGCAACGTTTCTGGGGCCACTCGACGAATATGACAAAACACCCGCATAAAATATCTAAACATGATATATATATGACATGGCTTTATTGTATTGCATTGTTATTGATTGCTGTGATGTGGAGTTGTTTATAAAAATATCTAAACAATGACAATGACATCGTTAATTTATTTTGGTAAATCAACACGAGATAAAAAAAGGTTTGTTGCAGTGTTCGACAACCCACGGCGGACAACCCATTTTGGATTACTTGGTGCAAATACATATATCGACGGTGCGGATAAGTCTGTCCGATCTAATTATTTGAAACGCCATGCCGTGGACTTGCGAGGAGACAAACTAAAGGCGGGCTACCTGTCATATTACGTGACGTGGGGTAAACATCGGGACGTTGAAAAGAATCTGACATCGTATTTGAAACGGTTCAACATCAAAGATAAAAGGGCTTAAGAATATATATATACATATTATAATAAAATGGATAAAGCACAATACCAGAAAGCATATCAAGCAATGTATAAGAAAAACCCAGAGTTTAAAATAAAGAGGCATGCGACCATGAAGCGGTGGACATGCGAATGTGGTGGGAAAACAGACAGCGACCATAAAAACCAACACTATGCGTCAAAGAAGCATCAACGGTTTTTGATGAACATGGACATGGTTGATTTTATCCCGCCTGCTTTTGAAAGCAACGCCCCTTTTAGTGCAACAGATAGCGATGACGTGGACATGTCTTTTTTGGATGATTTCGATATGACGGCGAACGTGTTTTGGGACGATGACGACGATGATGTTGAATTGAATTACGACTCCAACCGCATTTAAACGCAGTAAAAGGGGTTAAAGATTAATATAGATTTGTATAATATATGACGATTGACAACACGGAAACAAATGATGAAAAGACATATGGATATGTTGGGCAGTGGCGGGTATTGTTCGGTATGCACAAAGGAAAGATTTGGAAAAACGTGGATGACACGTACTTAAAATGGGTTTGGGATAAGGGAATTGTCAATAACGACAAAGTGAATGAATATATTAGCGAAAGACTAAACCTATAAACGCACACGTTAAAAGGGTTTAAAGATAAATATATAGTATATTATATATATAACAATGGAGAACAACGCAGAACTCGTTAAAACCTTTTTGGATGAACTCGATATCGGTGCCACCACCAAGAAAGACTACACCGTGAAATTGAACAAACTGTCAAAGGAGATTAAACTCGATGACACGGAAGACAATTTGAAATCATGGTTCAGTCAAATCGAAAACCCAAACACACGCAGTAATAAAATCTTTGTTGTCATCAGGCTTAGGCGACATTTTAAAATGCCGACATCATTGTTGGAAGACATGCGGGCAGACCTAAAAAAGGAAATCGTTATCCACCGCAAACAGAAGGCAAAAGACAATGTCGAATCCCTAGTCAGTTATGAAGAACTGTTGAAAGAATTGGACACCAAGACGGGGCGGGATTATTACATGAACTACCTATATGCAAAACACGGAGTCAGGAACAAAGACATAAATGTGAAAATCGTTCACAAGACTCCCAAGCAAGACCCGACCGAAAACACCATGGTTTTTAATCCAAAATTGAAAAAGCCACTTATCAAAATGTATATCGTTGACTACAAGACCGCAGACACTTACGGCGACAAATATTTCGAAATCAAAGATAAACGTCTTTATGATGAAATCAAAAGCCTGTCATTGAAAAATAACGACTACATGTTTGCAACACGGGACGGGCAAAAAGCGACTGTCAATTATATGAATGTACTGGCGACCAAAAACAGCCTTTTCAAATACGGCGAAGGACGCATCGCCAAAATCCTTTTAAAAAATTTAATAGACACACAACAATATGATA